CCCCAAGAAGCGATTGCGCAGCAATACAGGAAAGGTTTGATGGGTCGCGACAGCGCAGGCACCAATTGGAAATTGGATCAAAACGTGGTTTCACAGACTTTTGGTTCTTATTCTGGTAACACATTGTCTGCTGACACAACTGCACAAGTTGGTTATTTGACAAGTGGCTGGTCACAGTATTCCACAATTCAGATCAAAGCATCATCTTCAAGCACATTGAATGCTGGTGACGTGATCCAGATTGCTGGTTTATATGCAACCAACCCACAAAACCGCCAGGCTTATGGTTCAGGCAAACTGCGTAATTTTGTTGTTCAGGCTACTACAACTGTAGGAACTGGCGCAACAAACATTCAAGTTTCACCTGCAATCATCATCGGTGGTCAGTTCCAAAACACAATCGTGATTGGTTCTACATCCACAACCGCAGTTGTAACTCCTTTCAACAACACAGGTACTTTGTCTCCACAAAATATGCTCTTTCATAGAAACGCATTTACATTAGCGGTGGCAGATCTTGAGTTACCAGAGGGGGTCCATTTTGCTGGTCGTGCTTCTGACAAGGAAATCGGTCTGTCAATGCGTGTAGTACGTCAATATACCATCAACAACGATTCAATCCCAACACGTTTAGATGTATTGTACGGATGGGCACCTTTGTACCCTGAACTTGCCTGCCGTATTGCAGCCTAATTAACTTATTTAAAGGAAAACATAAAATGAGTAATCCAGGACCAGCAACCACAGTATCGGCACACCCAAGTAATGTCACAACAAACCAGACTCTGCGTTTGTTGGGCGTTGCAAAAGGTGTTAACTTAAATGCCGTTGCCTTTACACCAGTACCAGTAAATAACTCTACAACGTACTTGCCACAGACTATGTTAGTGACCAACGTCAACAATGCAGGATCTGCAGTTGCGTTGACAACTACCACAGCTATGAGCATCACAACTACAAACGTAGGTTCACCAACAGGTTTGTTCCCAGCGCTGACAACGACTCAGATCGCAGCATTGGCTACAGCACCGCTTGGCGTTTCATTGTCAACAGCATCAGCTAATACACCAGCTCTACAAGGTCAAACTTTGTACGTTGATGTAACTGCTGCATCTGGCGCAACTGGAACAGGTGACGTTTATGTTTATGGCTACGACTTCAGCTAATCCGAGCTGAAATTGAGAAGGGTCACCCTCAAAAGGGGTGACTTTTTCTCTTTTTAAAGTACAATTAACCTATTTCCAAAGGAAAAAACATGTCTAGCACCACAATTGCAAGAGGTAACATACTTGAACAGTTTGTTATTGCTCCTACTCTAACGCCTGCAGCGCTAACCACATCATCCACACAATCTTTGCAAACATTTGCAGTTCCTGGTCTTTTGTCTACAGATATTGTGACTTTGTTGCAATATCAAGGTAATCAAACCTCAAACATAATTGTTTCTAATTGTGATGTGGCTACTGCTAATGTTTTAACAGTTCAATTCCAGAACACATCTGGCGCTGCAACTGCTATTACTCCTGCTGCTGGTGTATATGATTTCAAAGTTCACCGTGTAGAAGGCTTGCCAATAGCTGTTAACGCTGCTTAATCATGGCAAATACAAGCGTATTTAGACCAGTTGGTCCATCTTACGTTGTTGCTGTTTCGACAACCGCTTCAGCTGCTTTGACTGTTACCCCAGCGGGTAACGATCAGATCAACTATTGCGGTTTTCTTAACACTTCAACCAATCCAATTGCATTAACGATTGCAGAGAATAACGCTCTCAATTCGTTAACGGCTCCAGCTGCGGTATTTCCTACTGCTGGAACTCCCACAAACACAGTAATATTAGGTGTGTCAATGTCAACGCCAATGGTGATTGCAGTTCCGTCTAACGGATTCTCTGTAAGCGCTATTACTTCGACATCAACGGCTAACCTGTATATTACTCCTATGGCAGATCAATCATGACAAACCAAGTAGCTAATACAAATACACCTAATACGGTGTTACTTAGCACTTACTCTACACAACCAGTTATTGCAAGCGGTTTTGGTACTTCCCCTACGCTTAAAGGCGTGACACCAAACTGTTTTGCGGTGACTGTTGGTAGCGGTGGTGCTGCATCAGGCACTTTAACTTTACCAGCTGCGCCAAACGGCTGGATGGTTGTTGCTAATGATGTAACATCTGGTTCAAGCCTATTTCTGCAACAAACTTTTAGTAGCACCACATCAGTTACAGTAACTGGTTACGGAATTACTACAGGACTTGCAGCAAATATGTCTGCTGGTGATGTGATAGTCATGACTTGCATTCCATACTAATGAATGCCCCTGCCTCAACCGTTGATCAGAATATACTGCCAGTACAGGCATACTTCGATGTGTTCGGAAACTTTCAGACGTTTTTAGGCCAGGGGCGTCCTTTTTATGCTACTTTTAATCCAGTTCAATCTGGTCTAACAATAACAAATAGCACAATTGATAGCACTGTTATTGGTGGCACAACCCCATCAAATGCTACTTTTCTAAATGTAGCTACAACAACAGGCTCGATTAGCACAGCCCCATCTAATTCTACGGACTTAGTCAATAAAGCCTATGTAGACATGTTTGTCCAAGGTTACGCAATCAAGGCCGAGTGCCAGGTTGCTACAACTGTAAACATCACGTTATCTGGTTTGCAGACAATTGACGGTTACACGACTCTTTCTGGTGATCGAGTATTGGTTAAAAACCAGACTAATCAAGCAAACAACGGTATTTATGTCGCTGCAGCAGGCGCATGGTTCAGATCGCCAGATGCTAACACCTACGCCTCATTGGTTAGCGCATTTGTATTTATTCAAAATGGCACAACTCAGCAAAACTCTGGTTGGGCTTGTACGATTTCTGCGGGTGGCACATTAGGTGTAACACCAATTACCTGGTCGCAACTTGCAAGCGCTACGGCATATTTTGCAGGCACAGGGCTTACGTTATCAGGATATACGTTTAGCATTACTGCGGTCGGCACGGCAGGCACTTACGGTTCTGTCAGTAGTGTTCCAGTATTTGTGACAAATTCGTCAGGCCAGGTTACATCTGTCACGAACACGTCAATTTCTATAGCGCCCAGTCAAATAAATGCAACAATTCCTAATTCTGGGTTAACCAACAGTTCAATCACAGTAAACGGATCTGCAATTTCACTTGGCGGGTCTGCAACTGTAACGGCAAACACAACAAATGCGTTGACCATCGGCACAGGATTGTCAGGCACGTCATTTAACGGCAGTTCAGCGGTAACGGTCGCAATTGCAAATACTGCGGTGTCTGCGGGAAGTTACACATTAGGTAACTTTACGGTGAATGCTCAGGGTCAGCTCACAGCTGCTTCTAGCACGTCAACGACTGGATCTGGTAACGTAGTATTAGCGACTAGTCCAACGCTTGTAACGCCTGCTTTGGGTACGCCCAGCGCACTTGTAGGCACAAACATTACAGGTACTGCAAGCGGACTAAGTATTGGCGGTAACGCTGCAACTGCCACATCATCAACAAACATTGCTGGAGGATCTGCTTATGCCTTTCCGTATCAAACGGCTGCGAGTACGACTGCGTTCCTTTCGGCAGGCACTTCGGGCCAAATTCTACAGACTCAGGGCACAGGTTCAGCACCAACCTGGGTAAGCCAGTCTTCGTTATCTGTCGGTACGGCAACTAACATTGCTGGTGGCTCGGCAGGCGCAATTGCATACAATAGTGCAGCAAGCACAACCACATTCTTAACGCTTGGCACGTCTGGCTACGTTTTGACCGCAGGAGCAAGCGCTCCGCAATATGTCGCACAGTCTACTTTGTCGGTCGGGACTGCAACAAACCTGGCTGGTGGTATTGCAAGTCAGATTCCATACCAAACTGGCGCAGGCGCAACATCTTTCATTGCAAACGGCACAACTGGTCAAGTTTTAACGTCAAATGGCACAAGCGCCCCATCATGGTCAACGCCTACGGCTTACGCAACAGTGACGGATGACACAACAACCGCAGGGACCAGGTATATATTGTTTGCGAATCAAACAAGTGGCAATTTAACAACTGAATACACAAGTTCTACAAAACTAACCTATTGGCCTGCAACTGGCGCATTGACCAGCGGTTTAAATGGAGGTACTTTCTAATGGATATTACTTGGAAAATATTAGAAATTTCTGCTGAAAATGAGTTGATTACCCATTCCAAA